ACATGAAAAATCAGACAGAGTTTTCAGATTACAACTTTGAAGGTTCTGGACTTTCCACACTTATTGATTTACTCGCATACAATACTCACTACTTGGGTATGAATGCAAACATGGCAATCAACGAAGCATATTTAGATACAGCAACTTTGCGTTCATCTGTAGTCTCTCACGCAAAGACGCTCGGTTATACTCCTCGTTCTTCTCGTGCGCCTGTTGCTTATTTGGATGTTACTCTAAACAATTCTTCTCTATCAACTGCTACTATTGCAAAGGGAACTAAGTTTACCACACAGATGGATGGTACTACATATGCCTTTGTAGTAAATGAAGATAGAACTACAACCCCACTCAATAGTGTTCTTCGTTTTTCTAATCTTCCTATCTATGAAGGAACTCTTGTTACTGCAAAGTATACTGTTGATACTAGTAATCTAGAAAAACGATATCTTATTACCGACAATCGGGCAGACACTACAACTCTCAAAGTTTCTGTTCAGAATTCTGCTGCTGATTTAACTACAACAACATTTACACTTGCAACGGATATCTCACAAGTTAGTGCAACATCAAATGTTTATTTTCTACAAGAAGTGGATGGTGGAAAGTTTGAAGTATACTTTGGTGATAATGTAGTTGGTAAGAAAGTAAATGATGGAAACATTGTCATCTTAGAATATATTGTGACAAACAAAGGTGCAGCAAATGGTGCAAAAACTTTCTCTGGAACTTCTGTTGCTGGAGAAACCAATATAACTATTGCAACCGTATCTGCTGCCGCTGGTGGTGCAGAACCAGAAACAATCGAATCAATTAAATATAATGCTCCCTTGGATTATGCATCACAAGGTAGAGCTGTTACGACTGATGATTATAAGGTTATCATCCCAAGAGTTTTTGCAGACACAAAAGCAATTCAAATATGGGGGGGTGAAGATAATGATCCACCAATCTATGGTCAAGTTTTTGTTTCTATCAAAACAAACTCTGGTATCAATCTAACACAAGCACAAAAAAATACTATTGCATCTTCACTTGACAGATATAACATTGCTTCAGTTCGTCCTACAATTATTGACCCAGAAACAGTAAAGATAAAACTGAATACCTCGTTTAAGTTTAACTCAAACGTAACAACAAAAACATCTACTGATTTGGAAACTTTAATTAGAACTACTATCTCAAATTATAATACATCTGATTTAGAAAAGTTTGATGGTATCTTTAGATTCTCAAAACTATCTCGTTTGATTGATGCTACAGACCCATCAATATTATCAAACATCACAACAGTTCGTTTACAAAAAACATTTGCGCCAACATTAAATGCTGCAACAAAATATGAACTCAAGTTTTCTAATCAACTTTATCATCCACACGATGGACACAATGCTACAATGGGTGGTATCACTTCATCTACTGGTTTTAATATCAGTGGACAGAGTGGAGAGTTCTTTATGGATGATGATGGTAATGGAAACATCAGAGCTTATAGTTTGGTTGGTGGAACAACAAGAACATACTTGGACACAAGTATTGGTTCTATAGATTATACTACTGGTTTAATTACATTAGACTCTTTGAATGTTACTGCATCTTCTGAAACTACTGGAATTACAATCACAGTTATTCCAAACTCAAATGATATTGTTCCAGTTCGTAATCAATTGTTGGAGATTGATTTGACAACTCTAAGAGTTACTGGTGAGAATGATACAATCGAGTCTGGTGGTTCTTCTGCTGGTACTGGTTACTCAACCTCATCTTCATATTAAGGTTTATTAAATGTCTGGACATGACCCAACATTAAAGAATAAAGTATCTCCTCATATTCAGAGTCAACTGCCTGAGTTTGTTCAAGCAGATCATCCTCTGTTTTCTTTATTCCTCAAATACTATTATGAGTTTTTGGAAGCTGGAGAACTTGTTGTTACTGGTTCTAACGATTATGTTATTGAAGAAACAATCAGTAAGAACTATATTCTTGATGAGACAGGTGAGAATATTGTACTTGAAGAATCTGTTGGAAAGTTTACTGTTGGTGAAACAATAACTGGACAGACAACTGGTGCGACTGCTCGTATTCTTGTTGATGACTTTGATGACAACAATCGTCTATTCATTACATCTCAACAAAGATTTCAAACTGGTGAAACGGTAACTGGTAATACTTCTGGTGCTACCACAACAGTTGCATCCTATCGTGCAAACCCTGTTCAAAACATTCAGCAACTTCTTGCATATGCAGATGTTGATAACACAGTCTATGATTTCTTAGATAAGTTTAGAGATTCCTTTATGGAGTCTTTGCCTAACACTCTTGCAGACGGTATTGCAAAACGCAAACTCATCAAGAACATTAAGGATATGTACGCTGCAAAGGGTACACGAGATGGACATAAACTGTTCTTCAGAATTCTCTTTAATGAAGAAGCAACTCTTATATATCCTCGTGATAATATGCTTCGTGTATCAGACGGTCAATGGTCAACAGATAAGGTTGTTCGTGTCATTGAAGATGGAACTTCAGACTTCACTAAAGCAATTGGACAAAGACTTACAGGTTCTACTTCTGGTGCAACTGCTCTTATTGCAACAGTTATTAAATTTAGAGAAGGTGCAGACCTCATTGCAGAAATCAATGTGGATGCAAACTCTGTTACTGGAACATTCACTGCTGGTGAAATTGTTACAACAACAGACACAACATTAGACTTACAAATCTCTGCAACTGTTAAAGGTATTGTTACTGGTGCAAATGTTACAGTTGGTGGTGCATATCATACAACTAGTGATCCTGTTCAAATTACAGGTGGTGGTGGTAACAACGCTGCAACTGCTCGTGTTGAATCTGCTGGTGCTGGTTCTATTGATGAGATTGTTATTGAGAGTGGTGGTAGTGGATATACTGCTGATGAAGAACTTCGTTTCGACTTAACAAACACTGAAGGCAAAGATGTTCGTGCAAAGATTGCTGTCGTTGGGGGTGGGTTCTTATTAGAACCAGCAACATCACCAGACAACATCATTACAGAAGATGGTGAGTTTATTGTTACTGATGATGACATTCAGTATATCAGTAAGGAACAAACAGTAGGCGAACTAGATCATCTTGTATTAGAAGATGGTGATCAGATTGTTATTGAAGAAGCAACCTTTACGGACTTGGGTGTTCCAGCAGAGATTGGTGAGATTACTAAAGTTCATATGATTAACAGAGGTAATGGTTTTATTAAACTTCCTCTGGTTTCTGATAGTGCAACATCCTCTGGTTCTGGTTCAAGTCTTTTTGCTGCATCCACTGTCTCTCCAATGGTAGGACACCTAGAAGGCATTTCTATTACAAACTTTGGTTTAGATTATTCGTCTGCACCAACAATCACAGTAAATAGAAATATTCTTGTGAAGAATGTAGTTGGTTCTTTTGCTGCCGGTGATACTCTTACAAGTCATAATGCGACAGTAGTTGACTTCGACAATGCAAGAAATATTTTAGAACTTAGAACATCTGTTGCTTTTAATCAAGATGATATAATAACATCTATAACTGGTGCAAGTGCAACTGTTTATCAGTCATCGCCTGCACAAGCAACATCGACTATTGGAACGGTTGGAACAACAGTTGGTAACTTTGTAAATGATAGGGGTAAGGTTTCTGTAGATACAATGCGTATTCAAGATTCCTTCTACTATCAAGACTATTCTTATGTTGTTCGTATTGGACAGTCCATTAACGAATGGAGAGAATCTATTCGGCGATCTGTTCACCCTGCTGGTTGGAACGTGTTCGGTGAAGTATCTTTTGCATCACAAGTTGCTGCAAGGATTCAAAACCCTGCCGCTGGCTCTGTTACAGATAGTGGTTCACCAGATACATTTACACCAGAACTTGCATCGACATTTACAAACCTCTTCACCACAATCTTTGGAAGAAGGTTGGGAACAACTACAGATGGAACAACACTCAGAAGCAATCCAATGGATGGAAGTTCGGAACTTCTTCCAAGTGGAAAGAGAGAAGTCACACTTACTTCAGCAGTCAGTGTTCGATTTGCAGTTGCAAACAGTCAGTCATTCTATTCTGGCCCAACACTAGACTTGTTGCCTAAGTATGCATTTGCAGTGCCACCTATTGAAACCACAGAGGACATACCACACTATCCAGGCATTCGTAGAACTGCAAGGAACAATGATAACAATCGTGCATATTATAACATCGATCAGTTTGGACAGTATCGTATTAATGAGGTATCAGACAGCTCTGGTAATATTCCATTAACTGCATTCTCAACCAAAATCAATGTGCCGCCTCCAGGCGAAATCATTGTATCATCTAATACGACAAACGCATTTGATCAAACATTCTTGACATTTGATAATACAAGAAATCTTTTTGATGAGGAAGGTGCTCCATTAGCAACTTCTGGACTATATTATACATCTTTGGATGAGGATACTTTCTCATTCGATGAAACAGGAAACAGTTTCGATGAAGGTGCTCCATCAAAACAAATGGATGCATTGAATATTTCCTTTGATGAAAGTGTTCATACCTTTGACGAAACCTTATAAATAACATTGTAAAGAATTAAACAGGGGAAACCAAAATGGCATATCAAGCAATCGGGCGTGGAACTTCTGCGAATGACGGTACAGGTGACGATCTTCGCACAGGTGCGGGCAAAGTCAACGCCAACTTCGTAGAAGTATACACTCTATTGGGTGATGGTTCTACTCTTACAACAGACACAGTAACACTGAATACTGCAACACAGACATTAACCAACAAGACATTGACTGCACCAACAATTACTGGTGCTGGTTCAATTGCTGGAACATTCACTGGTAACATTACTGGTGATGTGACAGGTAATGTAACTGGTAACGTAACTGGTAACGTAACAGGAAATCTAACTGGTGATGTAACAGGTAATGTTTCAACATCATCTGGTAATCTACAGTTGACTGCTGCAACTCAAATCGTTGAAGTTCGTGGTGATGGTTCTGCAACAGAAGGTGCAATTGTTCTTAACTGTGAAACTAATGCACACGGACAGACAATCAAACCACAACCACACAGTGCGGCAGTAACAAACGAATTGTTGCTTCCTGCTGGTGCAAACTCAACTCTTGTATCAGAAGTTGCAACACAGACACTAACTAACAAGACATTAACTGACCCTACTATTACTGGAACAGGTGCAATCGCTGGTGTATTCACTGGTAATATCACTGGTGATGTAACAGGTAACGTAACTGGTAACGTAGATGGTATCGTTGGTGGTACAACACCATCCGCTGGTTCATTTACTGAACTAAGTTCTAGCACACACTTCCAAGCAGCCGTGTATGCAGATACAACTGCAAGGGATACTGCAATTACATCTCCTGCCGCTGGTATGGTTGCATACTTAACTGCAACAAATAAACTACAGGTTTATACTGGTAGTGCATGGGAAACAATTACATCTGCATAAGATAGGATAGAGAATTATGGCAATTGATACCATTAAAGCAAATGCAATTTTTGACGGTGCGGTGGATACTGCCGATCTCGCCGATGGTGCAGTCACTTCTGCAAAACTAGATACGAATATTGATGTGGCAGGAACACTGGATGTTACTGGCAAATTAACTGCTGATAGTAATCTATTGGTGGGTTCTGGTAGTGCTGTTGGTAATGCAAACGCAAATGAATTAGAACTTACAAATCCTGCTGGTTCGGGAACTGTAGGGATGACATTCAATGTTAATTCTGGTTCTGCCGATACTGGAAATATTTACTGGAGATCAAATGCGGCGAATAACAATATCCAAATTGTTGGCGATCCAGTAAGTAATTACTTGGCGTTTGCAACAAATGGCACTGAAAAGATGCGTATCCTTAGTTCTGGCGGTATCACCTTTAACGGTGACACTGCTGCAACAAACGCCCTTGACGATTATGAAGAAGGCACATGGACTCCTTTTCTCGGGCCATCTGGTGGTTCATTTACTAGTCAAACTGGCTTTGGTAGATATACAAAAATTGGAAACATTGTTCATGCTTGGGGGTATGGAAAAGTTACTAATGTAGGTTCTGGAAGTGGTGGAATAGACAGTTTTAGTGGGCTTCCGTTTGCTTCTATAAACGATACTTTTCCTGCTGGTAACAGAAGTGGACTTGGAACAGTAAGAGAAGATCAAAGAACTGGTTATTGGGGGCAACTCTTTATCAGTGGTGGTGCAACAGCTGCTGCAATCCAAAGCCCAGAGGGCACCCAGTTTATGAGAGCGGCAGGGATTGCAACAAACGATACCTTTTTAATTGATTTAACATATAAAACAAATGCATAATTTTATACCTCTAGTGGACTCTAGGGGCGGACAGGAGAAAATAAAATGGCAATAACTAAAAGAACAGAAGAAGATAAAATTGAAATCGTAGGAACTCACAAGATTATTCAAGTGAGAACTGCCACGATTATTGAAGAAGATGGAACAGAGATTTCTCGTTCATTCCACAGACACACTGTTGTTCCAGGCGCAGATGTTTCTGGTGAGAGTGCAGAAGTTCAAGCAATCGCAAGTGCAGTTCATACTGATACAGTTGTTACTGCATATAATGATTACATTGCTTCTTTGGATGCAGAATAAATAAGATTATAGGAAAAAACAATGGCAGCGATTATTACTGAAAAATTCAGACAACATAATGCAGAACAGTTCTACGAGTCTTTCTCTGAAGCTGCTGCATCTACATACTATTTGTTCATTGGTAAGAGTTCTCCTTTTACCAATTCAACATCTGGTGGCGATGACAACGCACCCCCAACTCCAAGAGATGATGTAACTACAGAGTTTTATAAATGGGATTCAATGCTCGCTGCCAAACTAATCTCATCTTCTGATGTCTCTTATGTTATCCCTCGTAGAAACTGGACAAACGGAACAACATACGATATGTATGAACACGACATTAGTGCTGTTAATACAACAACTTCTGGTGTGTCAAATCTTTGGGATTCAACTTTTCACTTTATGACTTCTGAATATAGAATTTATAAAGTTCTTGACAATAATGGTGGAACAGCGTATAGTGGTGCAGAACCAACTTCTACTTCTGCAACTCCATTTGAACTTGGTGGATATACTTTGCAATATATGTACAGTCTATCAACTTCAGACATTCAAAAGTTTTTGACTTCAGATTTTATTCCAGTTATAACAGATGCAACTGTATCTGCTGCAGCAACTGATGGTGCGATTGATGTAGTTCGTGTAACTGTTGGTTCTGGATATACAGACGGAACATATTATTCACCTATTGATGGGGATGGTTCTAATGGTATTGTAGAAATTAGAGTCTCTGGTGGTGCTATCTCTGCACAAGGTTCGGCGGGAACAAATATGTTTTCTGCTGGAACAGGGTACACATTTGGAACTGTAAACTTGGGAGATGTCTATACAGATAGTGCTTTGACTACTGCTGGTAACATTGGTTCGGGTACAGGTGGTGCAGTTGTTCCAATCATTTCACCAAAGGGTGGACATGGGTTCAACGCAGTATCAGAACTTGGTGCTCATTATGTTATGATGAACACTAAACTAGAACAGGCAGAAGGTGATGATGTTACAGTTGCAAACGACTTTAGAGAAGTTGGTATTGTAAAAGACCCATACAACTTTGGAACAACAACTGTTTCAACTGCATCTACTCGCAGACAATCATATGCTATCAAGATGGCATCTGCTCCATCAGTCGCATATGAGATTGATGAAAAGATTACTCAATCAACAACTGGTGCCGTTGGTAGAGTTGTAGAATGGGATGCATCAAACAATATCCTCTATTACTCTCAAGAAAGATTTACAGACTATGGTATTGCTGCAAATGGTAATACAGTTTCATTCAGTGGAACAAACACTATTACTGGTGCTAACTCTGGTGCTGCAACATTACCATCTGCAAACCCAACAGATACAGTAACACTTGCTGGTGGAACAAATCTGGTTTTCACAAGTGGTTATGCAAACCCAGAACTTGAACCAAACAGTGGACATATTCTATATGTCGAAAACAGACGCCCGATTTCTCGTGCATCTGACCAAACAGAAGATATTAAAATCGTAGTGGAATTCTAAACAATGGAAAAAACCAATCTTAATGTGTCACCATACTATGATGACTTTGCTGAAAACAAAGACTTTCATAGAGTTCTCTTTCGTCCAGGCTTCGCAGTTCAGGCAAGAGAACTAACTCAACTACAGTCTATCCTACAGAACCAAATTGAAAGACATGGACGCCATGTGTTCAAAGAGGGAACAGTGGTTATTCCTGGCGCTGTTGGTTTTACAAACGAATACTATGCTGTTAAATTAGATTCCACATTAAGTTCAACAGACATCTCTGGACAAATCCAAGACTATGTTGGCAAAAGAATTACAGGTTCAACTTCTGGTGTTGTTGCTGAAGTTATTCAAGCAGTCGCTGCAACTACAGAAGACCCTATTACACTATTTGTAAAGTATATTAGAACTGGTTCTGATAATGTGACAACTGTATTCCAAAACGGAGAAAGAATCTCTGCAAACGGAACAGTAGGTTCTTTTGGAAGTGGTATTGATTCTGCACAGTTGAATGCTACAAACGCAACCGCAACTGGTTCTTCTGCAAACATTGAAGAGGGTGTCTACTTTATTCGTGGACATTTTGTTCGTGTTGCAAATCAAAGATTGGTTTTAGACAAATATACTAACACACCATCTTATCGTGTTGGACTTACTATTACAGAAGCGCTGGAGACACCAGAAGAAGATACTTCATTGTTGGACAATGCACAAGGAACTTCTAACGTAAATGCAAAAGGCGCTCATAGACTCAAGTTTACATTAACACTTTCCAAACTTTCACTTACCTCTACTGCTGACGAAAACTTTGTTGAACTTATTCGTGTGGATAATGGTATCATCAAAGAGAAAGCAAGAAACACAGAATACTCAGTTCTAGGAGATACACTTGCTCGTAGAACTTATGACGAATCTGGTGACTACACAGTTCGTGATTTTCAAATCGACATTCGTGAAACTGCAAACGATGGTCTTAACAATGGTATCTATGCTATTGGTGCAACTACTGATGATGGTAATGTTGCTTCTGATGACTATCTCTCAGTCCAACTATCGCCTGGTAAGGCATATGTTCGTGGATATGAGATTGAAACAGTTTCCCCAAAATATATTGATGTTCTTAAACCAAGAACATTTGAGAACTACAATGCCGCTGTAACGCCCGTTGAGGTTGGTAACTATGTTGTGGTTGATACTGTTCATGGACAACCAGAACTTACACCTCTTATCTCTGGTGAGATTGATGAACCATATCGTGAAATTGCGTTGATGGATACTCAAACCGCATCTCGTGGAACTGCAAGTGGAACTAAGATTGGTTTCGCTCGTGCAAGAGGGTTTGAACACTTTGAAGGTAACACTGCAAGTGGAACAGATATTCTTGCTGGTTCTTCAACCACAGATACAAAATTCAAATTATATCTTTTTGACATTCGTATGTTCACTAACGTCACATTGTCTGGAACTCCAGGCTCTGGACAGTTATCACAAGGTGACAAGGTTACTGGTGTAAACTCTGGTGCATATGGTTATGTCTCTTCTTCAACCTCTGGTTCATCACTTGTTCTAACCTCTGTTGTTGGAACATTTACCGTTGGTGAAGAAATCAAATCTACTGGAAGCACAGCTTCAGATGAAGTGGTTGATGATAATGCAACCGCTGGTTCTGGAACAGACTTAACAATCTCAGCAGTTACTCCACAAGACTTTTCTGCTGTCAAACAAGTATACATGGAAGATCCAGATACAGGTGATGCAGACTTCTCTGCTGACGTTGTTCTTAGTAACACAATTAATCTTGCTGGATTGGTTTCATATACTTCAGGCACAACAGTCAACGGTTTCCAAACTGATTTTGAAACAGAACTTAAAGTTGGTGATATTATTTCTCTTCCAACTGGTGCCGCTGGTGCATTGGAAGAAAGAAGAGTTACTGCTGTAACAGATAATACAACACTAACTGTTGCTTCTGCATTTACTAATGCTGTTACTTCTGTAACTGCAACTAGATTAAGAGCAGGACTTACAGATCAAAACAAAAACCTTCTTCTTAGAAAATTACAGAAGAGTGGTATCAAAACTCTCAAGACAGAAAACAATGGTGGAGTTTCAGATACTTCAGTTGTTATTCGCCGTTCGTTTGAGGATGTATCCACAGTGGGTGGACAAGTTTCATTCTCTGCTGGTGCAAACGAAACATTCAATGCAGTTTCAAATGAGGACTATGTTCTCGTTGTAATTACTGCTGGTGGTGGTTCTGCATCTGATGGTGATATCATTAACCTCAGTAGTTCTAATGTAACAGTTGCTGGTGCTGGAACTAACTCATTAACAATCACATCTTCTTCACTATTAGGAAACGCTGCAGAAGTTCGTTTAATTGCAACACTCACAAGAACAACTGTCAACGAAAAGACTAAGACAAGAAATCGTATGAAGATGGTTCTTGTGGACAATGATGGTATCGGTGGTGGTGCTGAATACGGAACATCAGCACATCATAAAGAGATTTCACTTGGTGTTGCAGATATTTTAAAGGTTCATGCAATCTATGATTCAGAAGATTCATCTACTGATCCAGTTCTTCCACAATGGACGGTTACTGGTGCAACTGGTTCGTTCACTAAAGGTGAATTGATTACTGGTGCAACTTCTGGTGCGATTGCTCGTGTTGTTAATCCTATTTCACCAATCACATTTGTTCCAGTTAATGGTGCAGACTTCCAGGCTTCAGAAACAATCACTGGTTCTGAAAGTGAAGAGACTGCAACACTAGATACATTCACTGCTGGTTCTCGTGATGTTTCAATTAACTTTACAACTGATACTGGACAAAGAGATAACTTCTATGATATTGGTCGTGTGGTTCGTAAGTCTGGTGCTGCAATCCCATCTGGCAGATTGCTCATAGTCTTTGATAACTTTGATCACGGTTCTGGTGACTTCTTTACGGTTGATTCTTACAGTTCAATCACATACAAAGAAATTCCAACCTATACTGCTACTCGTGTTGATCCAGAGGTTGCAGAACCTACTGGTGAATATGATTTAAGAAATACTGTTGACTTCAGACCTCGTGTTGGTGATGCAACAACAACCTCATCAACTATTCAGTCTCAACCAGCAACTAAAGTTACGTCTATGTCGTTCAACTTTGAGGACAGAAGTTTTGCTGGAACTGGTTCGTCAACTATTGATATTCCAAAAGATAACTCCAACTTCCTTTATGACTTCGACTTCTATATTGGTCGTATTGACTTGTTGTATCTAACTCCACTAGGAGATTTCAAACTTGTGAAAGGTGCTGATGCAGAGATTGCTGCTCCACCAAAAGGTTTGGATGATGCAATGAAGATTGCACAAATTAATCTCAACCCATTTGTCAAGACTGTTGATGATGCAAACTTTATTAAAGTCAACAATCGTAGATATACAATGCGTGACATTGGTAAGTTGGAAACTCGTATTAACAATGTGGAATATTATACTGCATTGAATATGCTTGAGACATCTGCACAGTCTACAGAGATTACAGATGCAAACGGATTGAACAGATTTAAGTCTGGTATTCTTGTTGATAACTTTAGAGGACACAAAACTGGTGATGTTCAACATCCAGATTATCGTGCTGCGATTGATATGGAAAATGCAGAACTTCGTCCAAAGTATTATATGAAGGGTATTACTCTTGTTGAAGAGAATGTCACAGATGCAGACAGAACAAACGATCAGTATCAAAAGACAGGTGACATTCTAACACTTCCATATGAGCATAAAGTTACTGCATCACAACCATATGCAACCAGAGTTGAAAACCTCAACCCTGTTCTAAACTTTGCATGGGCTGGTATTTGTGTATTGTCACCATCTGGTGATGAGTGGTTTGAAGTTAATAAACTTCCAGATATTATTATCAATAGAGAAGGTAACTTCGACACAGTATTTGCACAGAACAGAAACGCAATCGGAACTATTTGGGGTGCATGGCAATCACAGTGGGGTGGTCGTGTTACGACAACAACTCAGACTGTTCGTGAACACAGGTTCATTCAACTTGGACAACCAAGAGGTCGTGCGATTCTAGAAAGAACAATCGTTCAGGCAGAGAATGGTGGCCCAGTAACAAGAAGGGGTGTAAGCACTCAAGTCATTCCACAGATTGATATGGAGTCACAGGGAGATAGAGTTCTATCTCGTGCATTGATTCCTTTCATTCGTGCAAGGAATGTTACCTTTACTGTTACAGGTATGAAACCTTTGACAAAGGTATATCCATTCTTTGATAAGACAAGAGTATCTGCATATGTTACTCCAACTGGTGGTTCTGCTGGTGGTGACTTGATTACATCTGCCGCTGGTAGGATTTCTGGTATCTTCTCAATTCCAGACCCTAACACTAGAGGTAATCCTCAGTTTAGAACTGGTGATCGTGTATTCAGATTAACATCTTCAGAAACAAATGCAACGAGACCAGAACCAGAAACATTTGCACAGGCAACATATTCTGCAACTGGTATTCTAACCACAACACAAGAGACATTCATTGCAACTCGTAATGCAAGAGTAGTAACTCGTTCAGTAGAAGAAACTGCAAACTCTGGTGTTGTAAGACAAAGAGTTGTTGGATGGTGGGATCCGCTTGCACAGTCATTTATGCCTCAAGAAGAAGGTGGTGAGTTTATCACTAAAGTTGATGCATTCTTCTCACAGAAGGATGAGGACTTACCAGTTACTTGTCAGATTAGAGAGATGAGTAATGGATACCCTACAACAAAGGTTCTTCCATTTGCATCTAAGGTTCTACCACCATTTCGTGATGGAACGGTTGCAATGGCAAGCGGTTCTAGAACGGTAACAGGTACAGACACTAATTTCTTAGAATTTGAAGTAGGACAAACAGTTACAGTTTATGGTGCTGGTAATGAAACTACCCCAGCTGAAATGACAACTTTAGGTGGTGCAAATGGTAATGGTGCATTGGTAACAAAAATTGCATCTATTGAATCTGCAACTTCTATGACGTTGAACGGAACGTCACAAAGAACAGTTAGTGGTGTTAAGATTTCTGAAGTCAATCACAGTAATGGTGCAGACAGTAGGCCTACTACATTCCATTTTGATGCTCCTGTCTATGTGAAGAACGGAGTAGAATATTGTATTGTTCTACAAACAGATTCAAACAAATATCTTGCATGGATTTCTCGCATGGGTGAGATTGATGTGGGTGGTTCTCGTATGGTTTCAGAACAGCCTTACTTGGGTGTTCTCTTCAAGTCGCAGAACAATACTACTTGGACTGCATATGACTTTGAAGATTTGAAGTTCAATCTTT